ACTGCATCAGCGCCGCCTCCGCTTTCCGGCGCGCCACCAGGCCGGGCAGCACTCGGCCACCCCCGCGTGTCCATTTCTGCAGTTCCTGCTGTGCTCCGATCCAGTCGCCAGCCAGCGCGCGCCTGCGCAATGTCGATGCCTTGAGCCGCGTCAGGCCGAGGTTGTAGGCGAAGTCAGCAAGCGCGGCCGTTCGGCCGTCCGTGGAGGCTGTCGGCACGAGCCTGCGCGTCGCGGCCAGGAATGCACTGGCATCCAGCGCCATGCGCGCATCAGCCTGCTGTTGCAGCCACGTCATGCCGAGCTTCACGTCGGGGCCGGTCGAGCCCCATCCGATCGTCGGCACGCCGGCCGGGCAGAGGTAGGCTCTGAGCCGGCATCCCTCGAAGCGCCGGATCAGCGCCAGGAGCAGCGCGAGGACGCGTTCCATCATCGCCCCTGCATCTTGCGCAGCGCACGATCCACGAACCAGAAGCTGAAGATCGAGCCGATCACGGCGGTGTCGAACTCCGTCACCAGGATCGCCGCGAACGCCGCGGGCGGAGCATTCGCCTTGATGGCGGCCCAGACCAAGAAGCCCTTCGCCGTGGTGTAGAGCACGAGGCACCACCAGTAGGTCAGCACGGGGCGCACGGTGGCACTGATCGCGTCAACCCAGCCTATGCCGGTGCGCGTGGCCTCGCCCTTGATTGCCTCGGCCCAGGCCGCCATCTCGCCGGCATTGCTGGCGATCTCGGCCTGCGCGTGCGCGATGTCGATCTGCTGCGAGGCGCGTGCTTGGTCGATCTGCAGCTGCAGCTGGGTCATGCGGTACTCGTGTTCCGCGTCCTGGCGCTGCTTGAAGAAGTCGACGACGAACGGGATGAGGCGGAACAGGCCGCCACCGAGCATGGAGAGCAGTGCGAGCATGGTCAATCCTTCTTCTTGGCGTCGGGGAACAGGGCGCCCAGCGCGCCGGCGATGCCGATGCCGGCCGCGACGATCAGCTCCTGCATCTCGGGCTTGATCTGCGTGCCTGCAGCGGTCAGCAGCAAAACCGCTCCGCGCCAGGTGCTCGCCTCTTGCGCGCGGGCAAGCGCGTAGCATTTCAGTCGATCGATGTCCATCGTTTCCTCACTTCGGGAGTGGCAAGTCTGTGCGCAGGCGGCCATCTGCGCCGCGCACGATGTTCGGCGCGACATGCGCGTCCGATGGCTTCGGTTGCGCAGGGGACTGGACTTTCTCGCCCAGGATGGGCCCCAGTGGCTTGGGGTCGGGGTCGGTGGTGCGCATTGCGCCTCCTCGAAGCGCCTGCGCGCGATGGCGCGTGACGCATAGGTCACTGGCGACAACCTCGGCCGGGCGCGGCGGCCCAGAACATCGCGACGCCGAAGTCCAGGATATCCTCGGCCTCGTCGTCGATTGCATACTGCAGAACAGCGATTTCGAGCTCCGTCTGCAGCCGTCGGCGCTCGTGCGTGTCAAGGCGGCTCACCGCCCATCCCTCCACCGCTTCCAGCGATCGGAGAGCAGGACGATGATCTGGAGCGCCGTGTAGATCGTCGCCGTCACTGCGGCGGCTGCTTGAACGACCTGCAGCGGTGTCATTTGCGAGATCCCGACGAGCAGCCAGGAGCAGAACATGCGCCCTAGCGCGGTTTGCGTGTCGTGGTTCACCAGGTCTCCCGTTTAGACGCCCTTAAGGACGTCCAGCCTCATCTCGACGTTGTTGATCGTCACGGTGTCGCCGGCGAGCATCGAAGCACACGCCAGGAACTTGAAGACGTAGGTCGTGCCTGCCGTTAGCGAGAAGGTTCGCGAGCCGCCGACAGTGAAAAAGCCGGTTGCGCTGGCACCGATCGGCATCGTCGGATGCATGCAGTCCGTGGCCGGCGTCCCAGGTGGGAAAGTCCCCGAGATGTAGATGCCGCCCAGCACGTCAGGGCCATTCGAGCCAGACCATGACGAACCTGTCGCCGCGGTGCCCGTACCGGAGATCGTCACCGTCGCGCTCACGTTCTGCGTCGGCGTGTAGGTGAGTGACGCGACGCTCGTGCGGAAGTTCTCGGCGTCCGGCGTGTGTTTCCCTGCGAGCGTCACGGCGGCTGCCGTCGTCAGCATTCCATCGTGAATGTTGATGCGTCCGTCGACAGTTACGGAGATGCTCACCGGCGTGACGCTGACGTTCCCGCTGCGGTCGTAATTCGCCGCCCAGATCGTATAGGTGCCCTGTGCAGGCCATGCCCATAGATAGCTCACGCCGCGGATGACCGTCGGCAGACTTCCCGATAGCGGCGTACCGGACGCCCAGCTCGACCCGATTCGCAGCTCCGTTCTGCCATAGTCCGGGAACGTCGGCTGGTTCCACGCGATGAAGACCGCGCCATACACCACGTCGGCATGCAGCCCGGAGACGTCGTCAGGCGCCGCGGACTTGCCCTGCGCGAGCTGCGTCGTCTGGACGCTCCAGCTTGAGTGTGTCACCACCGAGACGGTCCGCGCGATGATCGCGTACGTCGAGCCTGCGCGCACCCCGCTGAGATAGATCTGCGTGTCGCCGGACTGCGCGCGCGCCTGCTGGTAGCTGTCGATCGAGTCGCCCAAGCGCCAGTAGCGGAACTCGATGTAGCTCACGCGCGCATCATCGATCGCGTTCCAGCTGACGCTGATCCGCGGCACCACCGTGCCGTCGGCCTGGCGCAGCAGTGCGGCGTCGCCGCTCGAGGTCGCGGTGATCACGGGAACCGGCAGGCCCCACGGTGAAGGCAGCAGAGTATTCGGGGCCGGATCGACCTTCGAGAAAGAGGCGTCCATGTCCCAGATCGACGCGTCCGTCTCCTGCAGCACCAGGTCAATACCGCCGCCGGGGTTCCAGGTCGTCGACAGCACCTCGAACAGCTTGTTCGACCAGCCGAAGCGGGACAGCGTCACGGCCTGGACGTCGCCGCGCTCGAGTGCCCAGGCGCGCATGTTGCACGACATCTGGATCACGATGCCCTGGCGCATACGCCGCAGCTGGCACGACGACAGGTATTGCGCCTGGCCGGCGAACGGCACCGCCGCGTACTCGATGTCGCGCGCGAGCGTCGCACCGTCGGCCGTCGTGTATGCGCTCGGGCTCAGCCGCGGCATCGGAACGACGCGGTAGTCCTGATACTGGTCGGCGAACGAGGCCGAGATCGTGTTCACGAGGTCCGCGCGCGTGTAGCCGACCTGGATCTGCACCGCCTTCTCATCGGTCAGCCACGTCTCATCCAGCGTGCCGGGGTTGGGCGTCTTGAAGGCGCCGGCCGACACCCGCAGCGCGCCATCCGCGAAGGACCACGTTCCACCCATGGCCTGGCACAGATCGGTGACGCCGTCGATCGGCTTGCGGTCGACGGTGAAGCTATAGGCGGCCGTGTAGAGCGGGCGAACGTAGTTCGTCGTCCCCAGTGTGTAGGTCGTCGACAGGTCGCAGATATTCGCGGCATCGATGATCGAGCTGTCGTCGATGGCGGCGGCTGGCAACGCGCCGGCCTGAGCATCTGTCGCCAGGGCGCGCACATGCAAAGCCGGATTCTCGGTCCATGCCGTGGTACCGGTGCGCGGGTCGTAGCACTTATACCCGCGGATGACCGCCGAGACGTTCGGCACGCCCGTCGAGAACGCGTTGTCGCTATAGGTCAGGTCGACGATCAGGTAGGCGACGCCGGCCGCCTTGTGAGCGGTCGTCCAGGTGCCGGGGAAGCGAGAGATCAGGTCGGAGTCGGCCGTCTGGCCCGGTGCGCCAAGGTGCCAGCGCACGCGCGCATTCGTCGACGCGGACGAGGTCTGGTAGTAGACGACGACGGTACGCCCGGGCGTGCCGCCGGCGATCGTCACGTTGCTCCCCGACACCGAGGCGGTCAGCAACTGCTCGTCGTCGCTGTCGGTCGACGTTGCCTTCTCGGTGACGCTGACGCTGCCGACGTCCGGAAGGTGGCTCGTCGTGAAGGTGTCGGAGCCGGTGACAACGGTGAACACGTCGCTGTAGGAGTTGCGCGACGTCGGCGCGTACGGATCAGGGTCGGGCTGGTAGTAGATGTCCAGCTGCCCCGACTGCCCGCTCAGGCCACCCGTCACGGTCACATTCGCGCCAGACGCGGACGACACGGTGAGCGGGACGATGTTGGTGCCGTAGCGCGCGGTCGCGGTGACGGTGCCGCTCACGGCGTTCTTCGTCAGCGTGACGCTCTGCGAGGAGCCGGTGATCGTGAAGACGTCGTGGCTCTGCAGGC